CGGATTTCCCACACGAATTTTCATCGCTTTCACCATCAGCTCCATGCTCATAACACACCTCCCAGGCGTTTAAACATTTTTCCAGACAGAAATACCGCCAGAGGGTAACTGATGGTGTAGCTACGCCCCTGTAGTTCGCACACGACTTTCTGGCTTTCAGCGTTGACTAGGCAAACCCGCAGAACGTGACCGTTGCTGGTGGCGAACCACTGCCCCACACGGGGGCAACGGTTGTATCGGTGATACAGGGAATTAACGATGTGGCGGATCATGGACGCACCTCCGCCGTAGTTACGTATTTAACCGGGCTACCTTTCATTGAGATGGTTTCACACATCTCTGCCGCTTTCAGTTCCGCTGTTTTTCTGGATTTATAGCGACGGTGCCAGACAGATACATCCGTGCGAACTGATACATCGTTTCTGTATTCCGTAGTGGAGATGATGATTACGTAACTAATCATGGGCGAACCTCCTTGTCAGAACCATTCAGCCTGGAATCAACAAGTGCAGCGCCAAAAACAGCATCACCAACACGGTCGTACAGTTTGCTAGCCAGCGGAGATTCAACGGCCTTAAGCATTGGATAAAGCTGGCTTGTCCAGATTTGATGGATTTCACGCAAATGCAGGTATACGCCTCTGGCATTTCGTGCGACAGCTGACATATCAGACGCATCGGCACCTGATAAACTCTTCTCCATCAGGTTAAAGGCGTTGATGTATGCCTCTTTGAACCGGGCAGCACGTTTACCCGTGAAACCCATAGCAAGAAATGCAAAACCGTCTCGTGTGATTTGATAGCAAGGGAGCTTGCGTGTACCACCGTTCGGTTGATTTACCGAAATCGATGTCTCCGCAAAATTGCGGGCACAAAACTCAGGGGAACAATCCAGAGTGCGGATCTTTTTCAGCACATCGTCGTGACGCTTGGAGAAGAAGTTGGCAACAGCCAAAGAAGTGGTAACGGCCTGGCCGTTGTCAATGGTGATTTCAGGTTGAGTGAGGGCTGGGATCGTAGCCATGATGGCAGCCTCCGTTGACAGTGAAAAACTTCCACCACCGGAAACGCCAATTTCACTGGTGGTGAACTGGACGGGGTTGGCGTAACCGGCGTCAACGGAGACCGGCGCACCTTTCGGTGCCCCCGCCCAGCCCACCATAATCTGGATGTGAGCAAATGCGGACGATAAAAAAGACGCTGGCGCGTCATACATCGCCGTTGACAATTTCAGGACGCCAATCCCGGCACCCGCTTTATAAGGTGCAGAGACAGTGTAACGTCCCGGAATTGCAGAATCAATATGCTGGTGGCGCTTCGCACTCAACAAAATCACGACGAAACAACCATAGTGGGCTGAAGCACTCATCCGGATAACCATCACGCAGGTAAATGACCCGCTGTGTTTCAGGCTCCCAGCGTATAACGTGGACGCGACGCCCTCTTCCATCACGGAACCAGCGGTTAAGTTCCTGCACAACTCGCCCCCCACAGTCAGGTAAAGTTCTCTGTGGTTACTTACAGCCAGGTGATTTGGTAATCTGCATTCATGCCGTAACAACAGGTGTTCAGCGACACTGACCACCAGCTGTTGCGACAAACGGTTATTTGCCGTTAAACTGTTCATGCGTTAGTTTCTCCACAACCAGAAGCAATCGACGCCACGACGCCCGGAGCTGCACACTTGCGGGCGTTACTCTTTTCCGGCGCACAAAAAACACGAAATAACAGTGTTAAATGCTCCTGCCACTTCGCCATTACTTGGTAGCTGTTCTCTTCGATTTGCTCACGCTCAGCCTGGTCAATAACTCCATCAGCAGTTGCCTTGCGTAAGTACTGGGAATGCTTGCCAATCCATTCTATTGACTCCATCAGCCGCTGATTAATGTCACCATTGTCAATGTCATCAATGACCACCAGCGGCACAAACACCCCATTACTACGACGGGCTATTGCATCTGTTACATGCCTGGTACCACTGGCATCCTGTAAAACCATGGCCCACTCAAGTGGAAAAATTTGATCCCCACCGCTACGCAGTCTGTTATGCAATTGATCTTTTGCTGGGGTGATATCATCAGATTTATACAAACCAAGAATTTCTGCTGCTTCCTCATAGCCATGAGGTAAATCAGCAATCGTTCTTCGTATTGCTGCCACCAGCCATGCTGGTTGTTTATCAACTTTCCATTCAGGTTCTTTACCCACGGTTAATTCCTCATTTCTGTGGTGTTTTTATGCCGCAGCACTGTTAGTCTTTTGATATAAAGACACGTCAACTTTCAGTTTCCCGTTAGTAATTTTTTCTAACTGGTACGCTCGGCCTTCAGGAATAATCTCAGGCCACTCTGAAACAGACGGATGCTTAATACCTAGGGCTTCGGCGGTTTTACAAACTCCGCCGAAATAATTAATCACGTCGGATTTCCGCATTTCTGTCTCCCGTTAAATTACGTTAAGCAGAAATGTAGGACATCCAACATGACAATGTCAAGAATCCTACATGGGCATGTGGTAGGATTGCCTACATGATGAACATGAGTGATCGTATTCGCCAAAGGCGAAAAGAACTGAACCTGACACAACAAGCACTGGCTGATTTGACTGGTGTGAACCGTGTCACGGTTACTGGATGGGAAAAGGACGACTACCAACCAAATGGAGCCAACCTTCAAGCCCTAGCCAACGCACTTAAATGCGATCCTCTGTGGCTTGTTAGCGGAAAAGGCTCGCCTGAACCAAAGATAAATCTAAAACCTGAAATATTCGCAGTTAAAAAAGTCCCCCTAATCTCGTGGGTTCAGGCGGGTTCATGGACAATGACGGAGCCTGGTGTCAGGAAAGAAGATGCTGAAGAGTGGGTTTATACTACCGCCCTTGTATCAGAAATGGCATTTGCACTACGGGTCCGTGGTGATTCAATGACCAATCCCCTCGGCTCACCATCGATACCAGAAGGTTCTATCGTTATCGTAGAGCCAGATATTATTGATACAGAGTGTATTAACGGAAAAATCGTTGTTGCCCATATCAATGGTGGGCAAGAAGCGACACTCAAAAAATTTGTTGAGGACTGGCCGAACAGGTATCTCGTCCCACTAAATCCTAACTATAAAACTATTGAATGCGGTGAGAACTGCAGAATAGTTGGTCTTGTCAAACAAGTAATAATGGATTTTTGACACATCTTCCTCACTATCGCAAAACCGGGGTATCCCCGGTTTTTTTATGAGCCTATCTTTTTATGTAGGATAACCAACATAAACTCTTGACACTCACATGTTGGATATCCTACATTTGTTTTTAGAGTTGTGGTGAATGCGCAGGCTGATGCGCGAAAGACATTGCAGCTATTGCGGAAAAGAGCTGTTCGGCGGGGCAATTAAACGCCCGTGAGAGTCTGAAATAACCGCAAGCCGGAGATCAGCACCGGTCACCACAACAGCCACTGCTTTGGCGGTACCAGTTTGTACACTTGCTTCCGGCTGGTACCGTCATTTTTACAAAACAGAGAAGAGCATCACCGGACGACGGGCTCATAACTCAATCCATCCGGGCGGCTGTCACCGCAGGTGTTCTTCTCTGTTTTGTGGAGAAACCAACCGACCTTGCAGGGTCGATATGATGAGGAGCAGCAAAATGGCTAGCGAACGCAGTACTGATGTGCAGGCATTTATCGGGGAGCTGGACGGCGGCGTATTTGAAACCAAAATCGGCGCTGTTCTCAGTGAAGTCGCTTCCGGTGTGATGAACACGAAAACCAAAGGTAAGGTCTCGCTCAACCTGGAAATCGAACCGTTTGATGAGAACCGTGTGAAAATCAAACACAAACTCTCATATGTTCGCCCGACTAACCGCGGGAAAATTTCCGAAGAAGACACCACCGAAACGCCGATGTATGTCAATCGCGGTGGTCGCCTGACTATTCTGCAGGAAGACCAGGGACAATTACTGACTCTTGCCGGTGAACCTGACGGAAAACTCCGCGCAGCAGGTCATTAATATCGTTCTTAATTAACTGATTATTTATCTCATCACTGAATATCTTTATATAGTGAGGACTTATTATGTCTCAGAACTTAGACGCAACCGCAATTAATCAAATCCATGCCCTTATTTCTGCTCAGGGTGTTAATGAAATTATCAGTAAGATTGGTGCCGATGCTGTGGCATTGCCTGAGAATTTCCGCATTCATGATCTGGAAAAATTTAATTTAAATCGCTTCCGTTTCCGTGGTGCGCTTTCCACTGCCAGCATCGATGACTTTACCCGTTATTCTAAAGATCTTGCAGATGAAGGCACCCGCTGCTTTATCGATGCTGATAATATGCGTGCCGTCAGTGTGCTTAACCTGGGTACTATTGATGAACCAGGTCACGCAGATAACACCGCCACTCTCAAACTGAAAAAGACAGCACCGTTCTCTGCTCTGTTGTCTGTTAATGGCGAGCGTAACTCCCAGAAATCACTGGCAGAATGGATTGAAGACTGGGCCGACTACCTTGTGGGCTTTGATGCTAATGGTGACACCATTCAGGCAACAAAAGCGGCTGCGGCGGTCCGTAAAATCACGATTGAAGCAAACCAGACCGCTGATTTTGAAGATAATGACTTCAGCGGCAAACGCTCCCTGATGGAGTCTGTCGAAGCGAAGACCAAAGACATTATGCCAGTGGCATTTGAATTTAAATGCATTCCGTTTGAAGGTCTGAAAGAACGTCCGTTTAAATTACGCCTCAGCATTATCACTGGCGATCGTCCGGTACTGGTTCTGCGCATTATTCAGCTGGAGGCGGTGCAGGAAGAAATGGCTAACGAATTTCGTGATCTGCTTGTTGAGAAATTCAAGGACAGCAAAGTAGAAACCTTTATTGGTACTTTCACCGCCTGATTTCATTACTGCAAATGCCCCTGAGGGGGCATTTATGGAAACGTAATTTACTCAATAATCGCCGGATGGTGAGGGATTCTTTTTACCAGAATTCAGCGCGGTGCAGCGCATATACGTGGAGAACAAAATGTCATTTATTAAAACTTTTTCCGGGAAGCATTTTTATTATGACAGGATAAATAAAGACGACATCGATATTAACGATATCGCGGTTTCCCTTTCAAATATCTGTCGCTTTGCCGGTCATCTTTCGCACTTCTACAGCGTCGCCCAACATGCGGTTCTTTGCAGCCAGCTGGTACCGCAGGAATTTGCTTTTGAAGCATTAATGCATGATGCAACAGAAGCGTATTGCCAGGACATCCCCGCTCCACTGAAACGCCTTCTTCCTGACTATAAACGGATGGAAGAAAAAATTGACGCCGTAATCCGTGAGAAATACGGGTTACCCCCAGTTATGAGTACGCCCGTGAAATATGCCGATCTTATCATGCTGGCAACCGAACGCCGCGATCTCGGGCTTGATGATGGCTCTTTCTGGCCTGTACTGGAAGGCATCCCGGCAACAGAGATGTTCAACGTGATTCCACTGGCACCTAGCCATGCCTACGGGATGTTTATGGAACGTTTTAACGAGTTATCGGAGTTACACAAATGCGCATGAATGTTTTCGAAATGGAAGGGTTTCTTCGCGGGAAATGTGTACCGCGAGATCTGAAAGTGAATGAAACAAATGCTGAGTATCTGGTGCGTAAATTCGATGAAGTACGTGCTGAGGCTCGCAACGAGGGTATTAACTATACCGCAAGCCGTCTTGCTGCTGCTTTCAATCACGGATTTATCAATAAGCCTTTGGCTGAAGTTTTCGACGTTACACGCATGATTCTGTCAGCAAAAGAAGAGTTAGCTAATGAATCGCATCCGATTGATGGCCTGTCCGGTGAATATGCAGAGAAATCCCTTGAAGAATGGGCGGAACGGCTTCGCAAAGGAGGCAGCCAGTGACTGGACATGCAGCAATCCTCGACATGTGCTGTGGCAGTCGCATGTTCTGGTTCGATAAGAATGACGACCGGGCGATATTTAGCGATATCAGAAAGGAAGAGCACACATTGTGTGATGGACGACGCCTGATTATCAGTCCTGATCTGATAGCTGATTTTCGTGCACTACCATTTGCAGACGCATCTTTTTCGATGGTTATATTCGACCCTCCGCATCTTGAGCGTGTTGGTGATAACGCCTGGATGGGAAAGAAATATGGACGGCTGAATAAAGATACCTGGCGTGATGATTTGCGGCAGGGATTTAAAGAAGCCTTTCGTGTGTTGCGTCCATCCGGCGTTCTGATTTTTAAATGGAATGAAACGCAAATACCTGTTCGCCAGATATTGGTACTGACCGACAGAAAACCTGTTATCGGTCAACGAACAGGAAAAAACGATAAAACCCACTGGATTATTTTTATGA